CCTCGGAATCTCTCCGCAAAACAGTCCAAACCAGTGCAAAACGGACAGACTCGCTCAGTTTCATTGGCAGACTCACCCTTTCAGTCCGGGAACAGTTCAGATCACTCGGGGGCTAACTGAGAATGGCCAAGTTGAAGGGCAAGACGAAGCCCAGACTGGAAACGCCACGCATCAAGGGGAAGTCCAAGGGCAAAGAATTCGCCGAGTGGGTCGCAAAGTATTCAGACCCGTTACTTCCTTGGCAAAAATATGTAAGCGAGCGCATGATGGTGGTCGATCGCAAGGGCGATTACAAGATCACGACACAATCCATCCTCATTTCAAGGCAGCAGGGAAAGACTCACCTTGCTCGTATGCGTATCCTTTATGAGCTGTTCGCTGAGCCACGCAAGAGCCGGGTAATCGGTCTCTCATCCAATCGCAACATGGCGATCGATACCTTCCGTCAGGTAGTCGATGTGATCGAAGCCAATCCAGAGCTGATGGCTATGGTGAAGCAGATCCGCTACGCGAATGGTCAGGAATCGGTTACCTTGCTTGATGGCTCGATGTATGAGATCGCAGCGGCTACTCGCGATGGCGTGCGTGGCAAGACTGCACACCTGATCTTCGTGGATGAGCTTCGTGAGATTACCCGGGAAGCATGGGCCGCTATTAGGCCTACGACTACGGCCACCAATGGCGTATTGCTGACTTGCTCCAATGCTGGTGATGCTTTTAGCGAAGTCTTGAACACCCTACGCGAGACTGCACTCAGTTACCCACCCAAGAGTCTTGGCTGGTGGGAGTATTCGGCTGAACCATTCTGTAAACTTACTGACATTGACCAGATCCTTCAAGCTAACCCGGCAGTTGGCTACACGACCAATTTGGAGACTATTCAGGAATACATCAAGACCGCTAAGCCCGAGGATGCCAGAACCGAGCACCTATGCCTGTGGGTCGATGCCATTTCAAGCCCGTGGCCATATCGCGCTTTTGAGGATCTGACTGTGCAAGATCTTCAGCTTCTACCCGGCCCTACCACAGTCTTTGGCATTGATATTGCCGTGACCAAAAAGAAAGCCAGTCTTGTGGCTGCCCAGTTAATGCCGGATGGCAAAATCGGCGTGGGCATCATGCACCAATGGGAGTCTGATGTGGCTATTGACGAGCTAAAGATGGCTGCCGACATCAAGGGCTGGTGGGATCAGTACCGACCCACTATGCTGTGCTTCGACAAGTACGCGACCGCCAGTATCGCCTCTCGGCTACAACAATCTGGTTGTAAGGTCGTGGACATGTCCGGGCAAATCTTCTACACAGCGTGTGGAGACTTGCTTGAGGCAATCGTAAACAATCGAATAACGCACTCTGGCCAGAGCGAGCTAATTAGTAGCATGAACAACTGTGGAGCAAAGTTGTCTGATGCTGGTTGGCGAATCGTAAGGCGTAAATCCGCGGGGGATGTTTCAGCCGCGATTGCTCTGGCCATGGTGGTGCACCAACTTGTCAAGCCTGTGTCGAAGCCAGCCATATTTGCCTGAATTGTCGGATATGTGTGGTATCCTATAACCTATGGCATTTTGGGATCGCTTCCTCATTCAAGCACCTAAGCTAACTTCCGAGGTTAAGGCTCAATATGCCCCTGCAGTAATGACTGACGGGTTTAATTACCTGACACCAGCATTCCTGCCGAAAGTAGAGCGCGATGTTGCTATGTCGCTTCCGGCTGTCATTCGATGCCGGAATCTCATTGCTGGAACCATTGCAAGCATTCCACTTCACCTTTATCGCAAGTCCACCGATGAGCGCATTGGATCTCCACGCTGGTTAGAGCAACCAGCACTTGCACAGCCACGATCGGTCACCATTGCCTACACAGTCGATAGTTTGCTCTTTTATGGGGTGGCTTATTGGAGAGTGACCGAAGTTTATGAGGATGATGGTCGGCCAGCCCGATTCGAGTGGATTGCTCCCACTCGCGTTTCATTCTTCACCGATGCGAATAACTATTACATCACTTCGTACCAAGTCGATGGCGCGACTGTTCCTATGTCCGGTGTCGGGTCGCTTGTTACATTTCAAGCATTAAGCGAAGGCATCCTGAACACGGGTGCAACAATTATTCAGCAAGCCTACCGAGTCCAAGCAGCTGCATATCAGGCAGCGGTGTCACCAACACCTACCGGAATTATTAAGAATACTGGTGCAGATTTATCTGAGAATGAAGTGGCCGCATTACTGGCTCAATGGAAGTCTGCACGCCAACGCGGAACCACGGCGTATCTCACCAGCACTTTGGAATACATGCCGAGCCAGTTCAGCCCCAAGGATATGGGTTATGTAGATCTCATCCAGAATCTAACAACCCAGATTGCACGGCTGTGCAACATCCCGGCTTATTACTTGTCAGCCGATGAAAATAACAGCATGACTTATGCCAATGTTCAAGATGAGCGCAAGCAATTAATCAGCCTTGCACTTCAGCCTTACATTACTGCCATCGAGACTCGCCTGAGCATGGATGATATTTCCAATAGCCAAAATTATGTGCGCTTTGCGATTGACGACACATTTTTGCGAGCAGACACACTTACACGCCTCACGGCTATCGAAAAAATGATTTCTCTGGGCCTCATCACAGTTGAGCAAGCTCAGGAAATGGAAGATCTATCACCGAATGGAACAGCCAATGCGACTAACATTCAACGCTAGCAATATCCAAGCAGACGAAGGCCGCCGCCTCATCTCTGGCAAGATTTTGCCATTTGAGAATGAGATCGGCCAGACCAATGTGGGCAAGGTGGTATTTAAGGCTGGCTCAGTCCAATGGGATGATCCCAAGAAGATTAAATTTCTTCTTGAGCACTCAGCACAGAAGCCTTTGGGCCGTGCTCAGTCCATTATGGAAGAAGAAGATGGCCTCTATGCCACATTCAAGGTTTCCAATACGACCCGTGGATCTGATGCTCTTATTGAGGCCAGCGAGGAACTTCGCTCCGGTCTATCAGTGGGCGTAGAAGTTTTGGACAGCAAGCAAAATGGCAAAGTCCTAGAAGTTTTGAGCGCAAGGCTCGAAGAAGTTTCCTTAGTATCAAACCCGGCTTTTAAGTCGGCTGAGGTGCTTGAGGTAGCAGCTTCCGAATCCGAGGAAGTTGAAATCGAACAACCAACTAACAACGAAAGCGAGGCTCCTGTGGAGAACACCCCAGAAGTCGTAGCACCTGAGGCAGATGCTCCTGCAGTTGAGGCCTCACGACCTACAGTAACCGCGGCTGTTGCTTATGCAAAGCCACGAATCAATGTAACTGCCGAGGCTTATGTTGAGCACACCATCCGCGCAGCAATGGGCGAAGATGATTCACGCACATGGCTCAAGGCAGCATCCGACACGGACACAGTAAATGATGTTCCGGGTCTTGTTCCAACCCGTCAATTGACCGAAATTATCAACCCAAAGAGCACCGGAACACGCGGCGCAATTGAAGCCCTCAGCTCTGGCGCATTGCCTGATGCTGGCATGAAGTTCCAGATTCCACGCGTTAAGACGGCTCCTACTGTTGCAGTAGTTGCCGAGGGTGGAGCCTTTGATGATACTCAGCTCGAAATTGAATATGTCGATGTTGATGTTAAGAAGTTCGCTGGTATGCAGAAGTTCTCGACCGAGGTTCTCGATCGCACCAGCCCAGCATTCTTCGCCGAGCTGGTCAGCCTCATGAACGATGCTTATGCAAAGGCAACTACAAATTATGTTTGTGTTGAACTTGCAACCAATGGAACGCTTGACAGCACAACAGTTACCCTTGGCTGGGATGGCGATGAGTTCTCAGCATTCGTAGCACGCGCAGCTGAGTCCATTTACAGCAACACCTTTAAGTTCGCCACAGGCATGATTGTTTCACCTAAGCAGTGGAGCAACATCATTGCCCTCAATGACACCGCAAAGCGACCACTGTTCGTAGCAGCGGCACCGCAAAACGCAATGGGTGCAGTTTCCACTACCGCACTTCGTGGCAATGTTCTCGGCCTAGATCTCTATGTCGATTACACCCGAGTTGGCGAAGATGACAACTCAATCATTGTCGTGAACCGCGATTCGTATACATGGTACGAGTCACCACGCCTTCAACTTCGTGCTGAAACTGTCGGCACTGGTGCAATTGAAGTCGGCATCTACGGATACGGCGCACTTGCCACAAAGGTAGGCGCAGGCGCATTCCGTTTCAACAAGGCTTAATAGCCTGAACTAGCTGTGAACCCCTAGACGGCTCGCCTAGGGGTTCACCTTAAATAGAGAGGATTGAAATGCCAGCAACATATGTCACAGTTGCAGAACTGCGCACCAACCTTGGCATTGGCACTCTCTACACGGATGCAGTAGTCGAGTCAGTCTGCCAAAGTGCAGAAAACTTACTCAAAGAGAAGCTCTGGTTCAATGAGCAGACCATTTACGCCATCAGCGCATCCGGAACTACCGGGCGCATTTACATTGCCGATAACCGACAGCAATTTATCGTTGGCGACACCATTACTGTTGAAAATGTCCGCGCTCATTTCAACGGCTCTCACACCATCACAAATGTCTATAATAATAACGAGCATTACATTGAATTCGTCAATGCCCAAATTGTCACCCGGGAATACCACAACATTGCACCATACGGCCGAGTCTTTGGATCAACGGGCGTAGATTACGAAACCCTGCCACAAGTCAAGCAAGCCGCCATGATGATAGCTGTCGATATATGGCAAGCCCGGCAAATGTCGGCTACTGGTGGCATTTCTCCAGATTTCCAGCCAAGCCCTTATCGCATGGGCAATACACTCATGGCCCGAGTTCGTGGACTCATTGCCGATTACTTGCATCCCGGTGGACTCGTAGGATGAGCGCGATTACTACCCTACGAGGAACGCTGGCGAGTGCGCTCACCAGCGCATCGGTGTGGTCTGTGTTCTCCTTTCCACCGGCCACACCGATTGCCAACAGTTGTGTGATAAGCCCGGATGATCCTTACATCACGCCAAGCAACGACCATTACATCACTGTTGCCCCTATGGCTCATTTTAAGATTACTCTCATCAAGCCAGCCTTCGACAACCAAGGCAACTTGAACGGCATGGAAGATTACATTCTTGAGCTTTATTCAAAGCTCGCCGCATCTTCGATAAAATACACCATCGGCGAAGTTTCATCACCAGCCATTATGAATGCCCAATCGGGTGACTTCTTGGCTTGTGATGTGCGAGTCTCGATCCTATCGAGTTGGAGTTAATGATGGATAAGCGCACTAGATTTCTGGTCAAAATAGGCCAGATCCAAAAACCACAACCTGTAAGCAAGCCTAAAAAGAAAGAAGAATCAAATGGCGATCACGCTGAATAACAAGGTCGGGGTCAAGATCGGAACTGTGGACTTCTCGGATCTGGTCACCGCCGCAACACTTAACATGGCATTCGAGGAGCTGGAAGTTACAGCAATGGGCGACACAGCTCGCCAGTATGTAAAGGGCCTTGAGACTGCAACTCTTACCCTCTCATTCCTCAATGACCCAGCAACATCCGAAATTCTCGACACCCTGCTCACCGGCTACGGCACAACTGTTGCAGTAGTTATGATCCAAGACGCTGGCTCGGCTGTTGCCGATGGCAACAAGCTTTATACCTTTGATATCTTGGTAAACAACCTCACCCCAATCAACGGCGCAACCGGTGATCTCAGCACCCAGGATGTAACATTTACTGTGAACAGCGCAGTGACTGTTGCAGACACCGGAACCTTCTAAGGAGTAAAATGGCGAGCCTCAAGATTACCCAGACAGACGGCACTACAACTGAATGCAAGATAACGCCAGCCATAGAGTATGCGTTCGAGAAGTATCACAAGATTGGCATGATTAAGGCCTTTCGCGAGCGAGAACTTCAGAGCGATCTCTATTGGCTGGCATGGGAAGCCCTTCGGCGCAATGGCGTAACAGTCAAGCCCTTTGGCGAGGAGTTCATCTCTACGCTTGAGGTCGTTGAAGTAGTCGAGGACAGCGACCCAAAATAGACCGGGATTCCATGACTTACCTGATAGCCAGACTATCGGTTGAGACAGGAATCCAACCAAGTGAATGGTTGGCGATGGATGAGCGTTTATTTAAGGCCATCCTTGCTTACTTAAGGGAGAAGGCTAAGGAGAGCAACAATGCCCGTGCAAATCGAAGGCATCGTTGAAATCCAAAAAGCCATGCGCAAGCTCGCACCTGACTTGATGAAAGAATTGCAAAAAGAAGTACGGCCTTTGCTTCGTGGCGTTGTTAATGAGGCGAAGGTCAAACTTCCACCTGAGATGGGTTACGACCTTCGCAATTTTAATAATCCTGGTTATGAGCGTCAGTCAGGCACAAGCAAAGCCAGATCATTTCCAAGCTATGACCGGTCGGAAGTTCGCCGGGGTCTTACCTATTCGCTAGGCCAATCACGCCGTAATCGCTCAGGTTATGTGAGCCTTGCTCGTATGCTTAACAAGTCTGCCGCTGGTGCAATCATTGAAACGGCTGGCCGTAAAGGCTTATACGGCTCCAAAGAATCTAAAAGCAACAACCCTGATGCGGGTGCTCAGTTCATTCGGCAGTTATCTAATTTCCAAGTTGGCCCAATCAAGCAATATGGCCGGGGTGAAAAAACCCGAGGCCGCTTGCTGTTTGCCGCGTGGTACGAGCAACAAAACCGCGTGATGCCCCTAGTCGTCAAGGCCTATGAGAAGGCCGCCATGAAGTTCAAGTCAAGATTGGATCTGGCAGCATAATGGCAATTGATACCAGCCTATTCATCAACATCATCAGCCAGCTCAAAGACAAGGGCATTAAGGACACAGAGAAAGGCCTCAAAGGCCTTTCAGGCCGCACCACAACCCTTAATAAAAGCCTTGGGGTGTTAGCACGCCGGGTTGCTGTATTCGAGACTGTACGCCGATCCTTTAAAGGTTTTATTGAGGATGAGGCAGCTGCTCGCAGATTAAATACGACACTCACCAACCTTGGCTTATCGTTCTCTGCTCTGGGTGTCGAGGACTATCTCAACACGCTTGAAAAAGCAACAGCCGTAAACAATGACCAACTAAGGCCATCCTTTGAGACATTGGCCAGGGTCACCGGTGACTTCGCGCAGACCCAAGGACTACTTAACACCGCGCTCGATGTAGCGGCTGGCACAGGCCAGAGCGTTACCACAGTCAGCAAAGCCCTTGCTCGGGCATACGCTGGCAACACCGCAGGACTATCTCGACTCAATGCAGGACTATCCAAGGCCACACTTGCCACGGGCAATTTCGCACTCATCCAAGAGCGACTCAATAGCACCTTTGGTGGACAGGCTGCAGCTCAAGCAGACACTTATCTTGGCAAGGTCGATAAGCTCAAGATTGCATTTCAAGATGCTGGTGATGCAGTTGGCAAAGGCTTGGTTGATTCGCTAGAGCAGTTGAATGGTGGCTCAGTCCAAGGAGCCGTGAACTTTATTGTTGGTGCTGGTGAATTGATTGGCAAGGTCTTTGGAGCCGCTGCTCGTCAGGTGGCATTTATTAAAGAGATCTTTACTCGGGATGATTTCTTTGGGGCTGAGTCTCAGTTAGAATTATTTGAGAAGTTCAGGAAGATTGACGACCCAGCGCGTATCAGGGCCTCAGCCCGTGAACGCCGTAAGGCTTTGGAAGAAGAAAACAGAGCAGCGCAAAAAATTGCCCGGACTAGGGCTAAGGATGCAGCAGCCCAAAAGAAGGCAGCGGCCGAAGCCAAGAAGGCTGAGCAAGATAAGTTAAAGCTCCAAAAGGCCGGGGAACTGTTTGACGATGAGCGCATTAGCATTGCAGCAGCTCTACGCAATGAGTCGCTTGATCGTAATGAAATCCTTCGCCTTGAATTAAAGAAAGCGCTCATTAATGAAAATGCAGACCGGGCCGAGCGTTTGGCAGATCAATTAAAGGACTCGCAAAAGGAATTGGCAGCCTTGGCAGCTTATAGGTTAGCCAACCCATTCCAAGAGTGGGAAGATAGCCTTGCCCGTATTCGTGCAGGCATGGCATCGGTTGGCGTACCAGTCGCACCGCTTAGCCAGCAAGGCACAGTCTCAGGCCAAGCACCTGATGTTCCAAGCCTTGTACCAACAATCCCAAGAATCCCGTCACAGACAGTCACCCAAGAGGATTTATTCGATGCTTTCGGTGGCCGTGCAGGCTTTGGTGGGGCTACCAACATCAACATTAATGTGAGTGGAACTGGCGACTTGTCTGACGAAACCAAGAAGAAGATCGTGGACACCATTATCGACTATTCCAGCATTGGGTACAGCACAAGCGGCTGGTATCGAACCACCGGGAATGTCGCAGTATGACCTATCCCATCACCCTCACAGTTAGTTTTGATTTCTCATCAGGGCCTAACTTTGACCCACCATTCCAGCTTGGCATCAGCCAGCTCGGCATTGGTGTCTTGGGTGCTGGTGGTACGGCTTCTCAAGTTGTTGATCTCACGGCAAGTACCACAGCCATCAACATCAGGCGTGGTCGAGATCTGATGCAAGACCGATTCAACCCGGGAGTCTGCACAGTCCGTGTTCTCGATCAGACAGGTGAGTGGAACCCCCAAGACCCCACAGGCCCTTATTTTGGGCTTCTACAGCCCCTCAGGAAGCTCGTAATCATTGGCGAGTATCTTGGGGTGGACTACCCACTATTTGCCGGTTATACGACCGCCTACAACTACACATACCCCAAGAACGAGGAATTCGGCTACATAGACATTCAGGCCACCGATGCCTTCACCTTGTTCAATAAATCTGCTATTGAAACTGTGACCGGTAGTACCGCCGGTGATACCACAGGGGATCGCATTGAGCAGATCCTCGACACCATCGGATTCCCAAGCAGCCAAAGGCAAATAGACATTGGTGATATTACTGTCCAAGATGATCCCGGAACCCTGAGGACTGTGCTACAAGCTTTGCAAGATGTGGAGTTCACAGAGTTCGGTGCTGTCTATATCTCAGCCGATGGCAAGGTAATCTTCCGCGAGCGGACCGATGCCATTGATACCCTTGGTGGCACTCCCACAGTCTTTGACCAGTCCACCGGTATTTCGTATAAGGATCTCAAGTTCGCCTTTGACGACAAGCTCATTTTCAATGTGGCCAACTTCCAGCGAGTCGGTGGCACAATGCAGACAGTCAACAATCAGGACAGCATCGACACATACTTCCCACATGCCATTACCCGGCAAAACCTTCTTCATGAGTCGGATGCGGATACTCTGGACTTGGCCAAGGCTTATGTGGCCAGCCGAAAGACGACAGATATCCGCATTGACTCCATGACCCTAGACCTGACCACGCCTAACTATCAGGCTGGCATCGAGGCCGCCTTGGGGCTGGACTTTTTCGATACTGTGGAAGTCAATAACACCCAACCGGGTGGCTCAACCCTCACCAAGACCTTGCAGATATTCGGGGTCAATCACCAAATCACCCCACGGACATGGAACACTACTTTTACTACCGGCGACCCACTCATCACCGGCTTCATTCTGGGGAATGCCCAGTTTGGTATACTAGGCGTAAGCACACTATAGGAGATCGAAATGCCCACAGGTTACCCATTCAGCACCGGCGATGTGCTTCCAGCAGCCACAGTCAATGAGCTGGTTCAGTTCTCCGTCACCACACAGTCCGGCACGACCTACACAGTAGATGCAGACGACCAGTACCAGGTACTCATCCTCACCAGCAACGCTGCCGCCAAGACTGTCTCCATCCCTACGGATGCAACCCTTGATTACCCTATTGGCACAGTTATTACATTTATCAACACCGGGGCTGGGCTTTTGACCATTAACGCTGTTACTTCTGGCACGACAACCATTAATTCCGCCGGTGCTGT